TCATTTCTCACTCCTTTCTTTCTCCTTTTTAGCTTTATCACAAGCCGACTTTTTCATTGCATACGAACAATCGCAATTCCCGTATCTTTCGTTATACCAACAACAATAATTACACCGGTGCATCATTTATTCCCTCCCATTTAGATTTATAATACTTACAATTTTTCGCTTGCTTTCTTGCTGTTATGCGTCTTTTCAATGCGTGGCAATACATCTGGAAATTGGCGCATATCTCATAATGTACGCATATACTGCAATGCTTTTCTTCTGTATTACTCATTATTATTCCTCCTTAATTATCAGTTCATTTATGATAAACTCCCCTCTAACATCAACGGGAAGCATATTAGAAATACTCGCACGATAAGTTTTACCATCCATCGCTTTATATAATGGATGTATTTCTTTAGGCATAGGAGCCGGGCATTTTCTACAATGTCTTACCATTTCAAAATGCCTATTTTGCCCATTCTCGTCTTTACTTCCACAACATTCACAATGAATTGAATAGTAGAAATAAGTACGTTCCAACTGGTCTTCCTTTCCGCATATTTCGCATTTGCCCCATTCTATTGAATTACACATGATTTATTCCTCCTTTTCTGTCTTAATATCCGTTACTTTGCCACGATTGATAAAACGTTCATCAGAGTTATGCCGTCCAGCAATTAATGTACATAAGAAAAAATCTATTTTATCGCATTTTTCTTCCAAGCTGCAATTGTCACACGAGTAGTTTTCTCTTATTGGTGCTATTTCATGAAACACTCCGTCTATTATTATTCCGTTCTTTACTTCCATATCAGTCTCCTTTCTCCTTAATTCGTTCCAGTACATCCTTGTTTGCTTCAAATATTTCATCAAAGGAGGGAATAGGTGTCCACATGTCACAAACGTAATCGCCATAATCTTCAAATTCAAAATCCGGCAATGTTACAACACGAGGTCTCCCACTTGGCATAGGTATAATAAATCCGCTTACAATGGCTTCATTTGATACCATTCTACAAAGAACAAGTTCGTTTTGCTCCGGCAACCGTTCCTTAACGCTTATCCACGGTGATTGCTTTGCCTGCCATTCGGCACCCTTTATAAATGCAGCTTCTGCAATTTCATCATATGTAATCCCATGATTAGGGCACTCATCTATTGAGTGATATTGGGCATATACACCTATTGATTGGGCAGTTGTACGTCTGCACTCTTTAGCTGCTTCTTCTACTGTCTGTTTCATTTCTTACCCTCCTTATCAAATTCGGATAATGCCTGCTCACAAAACTTGACCTGCTCCAAAGCATAATCCCTCTTATAGGTTACTATATCACGTGTTGTATAGTCCGTATAACATCGGTCTATAATGCTTTTAATATAAAATCTCACTGGCTGCTCACAATGGTTCAGAAGAATCACGTATTCATCATTTCTCGGATGAAAGCACAAAAAACGATAATAATTCACTTCACCATTTAGGCATTCAATCAGTTTTTCATCTGTCTTTAGATTTTCAATGTCTTCTATATTTCTTATTGGTCTCATAATTCAATATTTTTTATTATTTTTTCTATTCCGTTCGCTCTGTACCTCTGCCATACACATCTTGCGCCATGACGCTTTCAGAAGGTATTGTAATCTGAACGGGGAATTGTCTGGTGAATGTTCATACGGCATCGCTCATTAAGTCGAACAATGTGGGTGCGCTGACCTCCATCTCCGCCTCATACAGATATGAAAGACTGTCTTTCCAGTAGTCGTAATTGAGTTCGGTTGACAGACCTTTCCTCCCCAGATTGATTGCGCAATAGGGAACGGTGCCGATACCTCCGAACGGGTCAAACACCAATTCACCTTTGTTTGAGTATCGTTCAATCAACCTTTCGACAATATCTAACTGAAGGGGGCAGATGTGGTTCTGCCGTTTCTTCTGCGACTGTTTCGTATTGAGCGTGCGCATCCGGGTGACATCATCCCATATCCAAGGTTTCTTGCTTACCGGGTCAACGGCCATGAATGTCTTTGGCAGTTTTCCATATGCCTCCAACTCTTCTGCGAACGACACGTGCTCCTCATAGTTGTAGATATGCTCACGCTCGTAGTTTCGGAACAAATGTCGAATCTTATCTATTCCAGCACCTTTCATATCTTCGTATGATAACAGAGAATTACCAGATGATTTCCAACTTGCATGAGCGTCTATCTGCCAACGGGCCAATGAATATTCACTCTTGTTCTTTGTTACCGGCAAATCAGCGTATGCACGTGAGGTGCCAGAAGGCAACTTGCGGAAAAGAAGGACATATTCCGGGCATCCGATACCCATCTTTGAACCGTCCTTACACATTTCAGTATAGCCAAGACGGTAAGTCTGGTTATTCTCTCTTACCACGTCCGTATCCACTGTAATACGCCCCATGTAACGGAACCCGTATTTCATGTAGTGGAATACAGTCATTTCACTGAACGGGTCGATGGTGGGCATACCGTCACCAGTGGCGTTGCCGAACAAAACACGGTCTTTCACATGGATGCAAGCTAACCTACCGGGTTTAAGAATACGCATAAGCTCCGGTGTAAGATAATCCATCTGCTCGAAGAACTTGCCGTTGTCCTCATTATGCCCGAAGTCATTATAGGTCGGAGTGTACTCATAGTGGTTGGAGAACGGGATGCTGGTTACAATCAAGTCCACCGAATTACTTTCCATAGTCTGACATTCAAGAACATTGTCGTTATTTATGGCCCTCCAAAGTTTACCGGACTTTTCTTCCCTGCTGGCAAACATCCACCGCATCATCTTTTCCTCTGCCTGTAAACCGAACAAACCGTTCTCGCGGACTATATCGGTCATCTTGGCTACCATCTCCCGATGTTGCGCCCACTTCTGCATGAATGATTTAAATATTTCACCTTCGCTTTCGGCATACACCAAGTAAAGGTCTACGGGATGCTGCTGCATGAAACGGTAGATACGGGCTATTGCCTGGAACTTGTCGTTGAAACGGTAGTCGATGAACATGATTGCCTTATGGCAATGGTACTGGAAGTTCAGACCCTCACCAAGCATCTCCGGTTTGGCAGCCAAATACTTCAGACGGCCGTCCTTAAAGTCCGCTATCACTTCGTCGGCTTCCTCATCATCCTGCGAGCCGTACACAGCCTTACATCCGGGTATGGCATCACACAAAGCCTTCCGTTCATTCTCCAGGTCATGCCATAAAAGGAAATGGTCGTCTTTGTTTTCAGGACGGTTAATGATTTCCACCACACGGACAATCTTTTCCTGCATGTTGTCCCGACGTTCTTTCGCTGCGTCAGCAAGTCCGAGAGCAGCCTCACGGAACATCTTCACTTGTCCGTCACGGTCGGTTCCGGCAGTGGAGTTATCAACACTAACCACTTCTTCATGTACACGCAGTTCCGGCAATTCATATCCGGTATCGGGGTAACCAAGGTCGGACGGTCTGGTGAGGAACAACGCCCATGTACTTACCCACAACCAGAACTCCTTCTCCTTGTGCGGATAAAGGGTAAGGTTATTCGCCTTCGTGCTGTCACGCTGAAAGAAACGGGTAAGTGCCTGCCCGGTATCCATCACACCGAGATAACCGGCATAATGTATCAGTTCCTTGTATCTGTTGGGCGATGGCGTGGCGGTGGCGACAAAGCGGTAGGGAACATCCGCAAACAAGGGAAGGAACTCCTGATAGGTCTTGGTACCGAAACCACGTAATACGCTCGCTTCATCCAATGATGTTGCGGTGAAGTAGGAAGGTTCTATTCTTACACCATCTTCACCGTCGCGCACACGCTCGTAGTTCGTAACCATGATGTCAGTCGGGCATATCATCACATCAGCCATAGTTCGTACGTAGGTCACTTTCATGTGCAGATGTTGTTCCGCTTGTGTAAGAAACTCAACGACTACACGCTTGGGACATACTATCAGTCCTTTGCCACCTTTGTGTTTCAGGACTACCCGAAGTATCTCCAACTGAGTTACGGTTTTCTGCATACCGAAACTGGAGAATATCGCACGGCAACCACCGGACACCGCCCAGCGAACAGTATCTTTCACATGAGGATATAACGATGGGGTTAAATCATCCGGATTGACCTCGAACCCGGTCTGATGGCTGATGGCCATCTTGTCTTTCAGAAATTCTATATATTCTTTCATGCTGTCATTCGTTATTTAATTAGATTTATATTCTTCTCCACAAGACCAATGATACGATTGTGATAAGGCGAAACACCATTGCATACCGCCCTTGACTGCTCTACTTTCAAAGTTTTCAAATTCAGTTCCACAGTCTCGATGCGTTTCCCTTCGGTGTCCTTTGCAGAAAGTATCAGAGAATCCGGCCTCTTGTAATAGCCATTGTCATATACGCAATGGTGCATTGCCGCACCTTCTTCCGCTATCTCGGCAACACTGCTTATCACCGTCACCATTATCTCACCATCACTGAAGCACACACCGAAGAACTTCCCTTTATCCTCCTTATACACCTTCTCCCACTCAGCAGCCTCCTTACGTCTTTTCTCTGCATTACGCTTCACCTCCGCCCTGCGCTTGCGCTCCATCATCTTGTCGTGCGCTTCCCGAAGATTGGAAGGGCAAACATATTTGGCATTATGGGTATCAAGGTTGAGATAGGACAACGCTTCCAGATAGTCGAACCATAAAGAAGCGTCCTCGATGATGTAACGGTTCCGGTTGCAGATATTCAACGCATGACGGAACGGTATCTCGTAGTTGCCCTTACGTAACATGTATTCAAAGACGGACAACTGCCCGGTCTTTACCAGATTCTCGGCTAAAGGGTTGGTAAGTAGCTGACATATAGCGTTCACTACCGAAACCCGTGGCAGTCTCAGAATCCTATTGGTCCAGCCGTTGCGCCGAAGCAAGGAAGTGACTGATGCACGCGGATAGAGAAAATTTCCCGTCACATCAAAGACATCGTTCATCTCATAATACCCGGAAGCACTTCCGTTGTGCTGCTTGGCATCTGTCTTGCTAGCGTAATCCCAACTGAAATGAAACGGGCTACGGGTGTATTTCTTCCCGGTTATCACTTCCTTGCCGTCATCCGTTATCCAATTCTGGAATACCTCATGGATGTACATACGGGTATCGCAACCGTACACATTATCACGCAGTACATCGAACGTCCGTACTACCATCATGCCACGAAAGGATTGCACTACCGAATAAAGCTTTTCTTCGGAATTGGCCTTCCTGCCATGTCTGTGTTCCAAATTCAATGATTTCCCGCAGTTCGGGCAAATGTGAGATTCCATTTCCAACGACACAGCCAGCATCGGTTTACTCACCGTGTCGATATAGCCGCAACACTGGCACCACACTTCACCTTTCTTCAAGTAGTAACCCACTTGAGGGAACAGAGAAATGGCATATCTCCGTTGCGCATCCGTCAATGGCGGTAACTTGCCTGCCAATGCCACTGAGTGCTTCTCTAATTTCGTCCTCGGTTTCATTGTCCTATCAATGGTTTACACAGTTCAACAACTCTCTTGCAATCTTCCACATCGAACATACCAATATGACAAACTTCATGTGGTATTCCTAATTGAATAGATAACCACAAATAAGCTTTATTCCTATTTGAAGTGTTGGGGATATGTTTCTTCCAAATTTTATTGATAAGATTGGTCTTAGCTATTTGGTCAAAGTAGAAGTGGGCTTTTTTCTTGGCTTCCCTTAGTTCTGTATTTGCCAGTCGTCCTAACGCTCGGTCTGTACCCTTATGCACACCGACATAAGCCATACAATCCCAGCATAGATATATCATCCCGTAAGAACGTCCATAAATAACAGAACTATCCACATATTCGGTACGATTACCACAATAAGGGCAAATCTTACCAGACAGAATACCATCCATAATTTAGAACAATGACATCTGTTGTACTTCAGTTGCTCCTTTCCTTGCTCGTGACGTTTTTTTCCTAAGCGATGCATATTGCTCTTCGGTCAAACGTTTTATCGCCGCTTCACGAGCCGCTTTCTTCTCCTCTTCCGTCAGTTCTACGGGTTGAAATGTGGAGATGGATGCACAGGTTCCAGCAGGCATCTTGCTCACTTTGATGTCATCCTCATCATAATAGTGGATAGCCATCCCGAATACCTCCTCGTCTGTCATGGCTACAGCATTACCCCGTTTCCGCGCCTCGCCCATGATGTAGGAACAGCACTCATCCAAATTCTTGTTTTCTTTTGCGTAGGACTTGGCGAACAGTTCGTCAGTCCTAGCACGTCCGTCAAGATGATTTTTGATTACGTCCTTGAAAGTTTTGTTTTCCATAATTGCGTTACAAATAACTCCTTAAACAATAGTCCGCTATCCAGTAGCAGACAAAATAAAAAGCGGCATATACTGCCAGGATTGACAGAATAGTCGCTATCAGTTTGGTCTCTTTCATTTCAAATTCAGTTTTGCCCGTAAGTCGTCGGGCGGTTGGTGATTCCGTTTTACCGGAGCTTGTTGTTCCTCCAAAGCTTGGTTATTGCGTCGACGAATGATAATATCCAGTTCATCTGACCGTTCCCGAAGAAATTTCCGAAATGCTTCGCCAACGGTTATCGTATCGAAATAACCATAGAACTTACCATACCTTCCCAGCTTGAACCGTGCGACAAACAATATGAACTCCGTCAGTTTGATGTAGTGGTATTGCCTAACGAACAGCCGTGAAAATTCACTCAAGGCATTTTCATCGGCCCCCTCCTTCGTAGAGGAAGCAAAATCAATGGTTAGTAACTGCGTCTTTACCCACAGAGACGAGGAACCATATCCGTACATCCGTTCAAGGTCTGACAGCGTGGGAGACTTCTCGCTGTACGCTTTCTCGGTATCTGCAAGAAGCATAGACTGGAGTGATGTCGAATATACGGCAGAAGCCTTACTAAAGGTCGGGTATTTCTCCTTGATGGCTGATAGCATTACTTCCCTGCTCGATGGCTGCATATTCGTCAAGGAGGTTTCTTGCCTTTGCTGCCTTATCAGCATCCCGATTGTTTTGTCTTTGGGATTGATTTTCTGTTTTTCCATTGTCCTGTTGTTTTTTCTCGATTATCCAAAGATTGGCCCGACTGTCCCAACGTTCCACCTTGGCACCGGTAGCAGTTTTCCAACCGAGACCGGAAAAGTGATTGTAGAAAATATCCGCTTGCAGTTCCCAATCGGGAAGTTTATCACGGAAATACTCTTTCACCTCTTCGGCGGTAGGTGGAATGAACTCTACCTTGGGTTTCGGAGGTTTCTTTTTCGGAGGTTGGTCCGGTGGGAATAACTCGCCAGAATTACCCACCTGTTTTTGTTTATGTTTATGTTTTATTATCTCGGCACCAACCTCGGCACCAACCTGCGCACCAACCTCGGCACCAACCTCGGTAAATTTTACCAAGGTGTACACTACATTCGGGCTTCCATTCTTCGTTTTGAAGTCAATCAATCCTACTTGTTTTAATCTATTCCGAGCATTTGACAAAGTCTTTAGAGAGGCTATGCTAAGGTCTGCAAGAACTTTACCATTGTTACGGTTAAACGTATTCGCCCACCTACAGAGGTTGTTAGTTTCTAACAGGTAGAAATACAAAGCGGTTTCTGTGACAGTTAGCGAATATGCGTTATGTTGCAACCAGAAGTTCTTTATTAGCTCAATATAGTTCATAATAGGTAAGAATTGACTTCATTCATAAACTCAGTAAGAGAATGGCATACCACATATTTATTTCGGAACTTTTCAGCCTCTCTCTGCCATCTTATCTGCTCCTCGCTTTGTTTCCCTTTCGGTCTCTTCATTTCGATGCAAAGAGCGGAAAATCCTTTCTTAGGTACAAGCAGTATCAAATCGGAAACACCCCTTACACTTCCCTCGTACTTCATTTGTGCTCCAGTCCTGGCATCACGCTTTCCTCCGTTGGGAACGGCGAACAACATAAGACTCAAAGACGGGTATTGAATCCGGAACCAAGTCAGACAGCTATGCTGTATCTGACTTTCCGATTGCGGTGTAGTCTGTCTTTTTCTCATAATTTACCTTTGAATAAGTCCATAGCCATATCTACCACATTCTCCTTAACCACATCGTCCGTTCCGGTGACACCGTTAGCTATGCCTTTCTTCCGTTGGATAACACCATACATGTATTCATCAATGGTATTCCTGCCAAGGAAATAGTAACAGTTGACGTTATTCTTCTGCCCATTACGGTGTGCCCTATCTTCCGCCTGCTCACAGTCAGAAAAAGTCCATGGGAACTCGATGAAGGCTACACGGCTGGAAGCAGTCAAGGTGAGCCCGGTACCGCCCGATTTGTAGTTAAGGATAATCAACGTACAATCCGGATTGTTCTGGAAAGCATCCACAGCCATCTGCTTCTGGGCAGCATTATCCTCGCCGGTAACAGTCACTGCTTTCGGAAACATATTCTTCAGCTCCATTACCACTTCTTTCAGGTAGGCAAAGACAATCAGCTTTTCCCCACCGTCTATCACGTCATGTATGAATTCGGCAGCCGCCTTGATTTTTCCACGCGCAGAAATGGCTTTCAATATTCCCATGCGGACCATCACCTCGCCCCTCATGGACTTGGCTATCTTCTCATCATCCGCATTCTTGTAGACACGCAGATATTGTATGAGGTCGTTTTCCGCTTTTTCATACTCCAACCGCGTAGTGATATCCATCTCAATATACTGCCTCGTCTTGTCCGGAAGCTGGGTCAATACCTTGGCTTTTTCACGCCGGAAGAAGCAGGTATTCCAGAGGCGCCAGTTCAGTTCTTTTAGATTGGAGGCTTTCTTCGGCCCATTACAGAAACGTTCGGTGAATGTCTTATACCCTCCAAAATCCTCCAACCGTCCCATTATCTTGAGTTGCTGTATAAGGTCAGTATTATCGTTTACTACCGGTGTTCCCGTCAGTTCAAGAATGAAATCCTTGCCTTTACAAATGCCCTCAACAAACTTGCTCTGCTGGGTCTTGGTAGACTTGCACTTATGCGACTCGTCAATGATTACAGACTTGAAAAGGGTTATACGTGGGTCAAAGGTGATTGATTTCAGCGTAAACCGCGTATCATTCTTCACATCCAATACAAAGAACTTTTTCAGGCTCTCGTAGTTAGTGATGAAGATGTCACAACACTTGGTTTCAATGAAGCGCTGCCAAGTATTTTTGTTCTTGTCATCAAGGATTAGCGCCTGCTTTCCAGCAAATTTCTTGAACTCACGCTGCCAATTTATTTTAAGTGCTGCCGGACATACAACAAGGCACGGATAGGATTTTGCAATCGTCACCGTGCCTATTGCCTGCAAGGTCTTACCGAGTCCCGGCTGGTCACCGAAGATACACCGTTTATGGACCAGAGCATAGGCTATGCCCTCTTTCTGGTAATCGTACGGTTCAAGTAGCAATCCGTGGGGAACGGTCAGCTGCGGCATCGGAGCAATGTCAAAGCTTATATCAGCCTTTCTTTGCTCCGACCGTTGCACGGAACCGCAGAATCCCTGCTGTACCGCCCATTTCGCCATTGTATCAACATACCATTCATCAGCCAAGTCAACCCACCACGCCTTTTCATTGAAAAGATATGCTTTCTTTGCGTTAGCCTTGACTGATGGAATATTGTTCACGCATTTAACCAACATCGGATGATACATGAATTTCAGTTTGAAGCCGTCCGGATATTTGGTGATACAAAAAGGTGCTGCCATATCAAGCTGCCGGCTCTTTAATCTTCACTTTTTTACTTTTGTTTCTCGGCTTCACTTTCTTCCCGTCAATCGTCAGAGTAGTGCCACTCTGTTCCACTACTTGTTTAAGGAACTCATTCGCTTCCTCTTCAAATGCAGCATCTCCCACCGGGTCGGCTGCAATGTCCGTAGGAATATCCCCATCGAACGGAAGTTCCTGCTGGACTACCGCCCATTTCTTAGCGGTAAGATACTGTTCCACCTCATAAATACATGCCTCAATTGCCTGCTGCAGTTCGAATGCATGCTTATATTCCTCGTTCTCATTGTTGAACATGGTAAACGGAGCTATAAGGTTAAGCACCTTCTTACTTTTAAGAAAACGTTTTCCAACCAATACCACACCTTCATTGTCATCCGAACCGCTAACTGTGTAGCCCGTGACCTCGAATGTAGAGAAGATTTCTTCCGGCAGTTCATCTATGTAGTCCTTTCCATCAGCTTCTTTCTGCTCACAGAGGAAAGCAAGGTGAGGAATCAATTCGTTAAACGCTGCACGCAAATCCTTATGGATAAGATTCTTTCCCTCAATGGTTACATTGTCCTCATTCTCGTTCTTGAAAGAGGCAACAAGCGTGTTGTCTTTCGTGATTTTTGCTTTGGTGATATTCATTTCTACCTCCTGTCTTTATATTCGTTGATAAATTCGTTATAGTAACGGTCAGCCGGAAGAGGGAGCGTTATTCCCAGTTCGGCAGCAGCATCGGCCTGAACCTTATTTAGAAAGTCAGTCATCTGCACTGTATTGAGTTTCGATGTGCTTCCGGCAATGACCATTTCTTTTCCTCTGAAATACGAAGTCCTTCTGAGAAAGCGGTTACAATAGTAATCGTGTACATCCTGCTTGTCCGTCCCGGTCTCCTGCTCAATACAAGTAAACCACAACCACATAAGCGCATTCTGTGACAGCGTCCTTGGCTCTGTGAACCTTTCGATTTTTACACGATACCGACCATTACGAAGCTGGGAACACATGAAGTCAAAAGACTTGCTTATGTGTACCTCGCCGTTGACCTTTTCCAGAATTGCTTCTTGTGCCATTACTCTAATCCAAAGATTTTTTTATCAGAAATAATGTCTCGGTTTGCTTCCAAAAACTCTATGAAATGCTCGCAGTGTGCCGTAAGCAGCTTAATCGTCTGTTCATGGTTATAAGTGTAGTATTCCGGGTATTGCGTTCCGCTAATTAGTGGCGTCCGGCTGGTACCGCCCTTCATCTGATAGGCAGTGTACTCAAACGCTTTCACGCTTTCCATCTGACCGGAAGCAATCAGACAGTAAGGATATACATGGCGCTGCCAGCCGTGTTCATACTTGCCAAAATCATACTTAGATGTTGTCTTGATATCATATACAGTATCACGAACGAGCTCATCTATATACCCATAAAGCTCCACATCACCATAGCGAGTGGGAATGACTGCGGACACAAAGACTTGGGACAATGCACCGGAAAAATACTTCGACTGCTCTATACACCAGCTACGGTCAAATAAGAAATTACGCTCTGGCGCGATATCAGTAGCAGGAAAATATACCTGAATGGTATTCGTTTCTCCATCACCGATAATGGTGTATGGCTCCCGTTCGCTTGGTATATGCTTTTTCTTGTGGATATAGCAGTCTATGACAGCATTAAAGGCCGTTCCTTTATCAGCAGCCTCACTCTCAAACGGGACACGGTTTATCGCATCAAGTAGGCTTTGCTTCAGCTCCGCTTCAATTACTTCCGGACTTTTCTTATATTCCCCCGTTTCATTATCGACATTCCAGAAGCTCTCTACTTGTTCATCAGCCCGTAAATACTGCTCGAATTTATCAAGCAGTGACGGGTAGAATCTGTATTTAGGCTGCTGGTTCATACTTTTTGCTGAGTTTGTTAAACTTCAAGCCAAGTCTCTTGCACTTCTCATTGAGCATCATGCCTGCCCGTACCTTGCTGTCAAAGATATGCGTCATGGTATCTAAAGCTTCCCGAACAGAATTGGCAGATTGTGTATCAGTCACTTGTTCCACTGCGTCACGGATAGCATCAAGAACCGCATCATATTCGGAAGATAGTTCCGTCTGCTTCGTCTGATACTCCTTATAAGTACTGATGATTTTCGTCATGAAATCATTCTCACCCGTTACGGTACCAGACTCATCAATGATTACGGGAATTTTGATACGTGAAGGAAGATTACAAGTATTCTTCCCGTAGAACTTCTCGCAGGGGTCAAAAGAAATCGTTCTGTCCTTACCGATAGCCTCCATATAGCCGACCAAATCCAGCTCCTTAATCAAGTCACCTGCGGACGAACCGCCAATCTCCGGACGTATCTGTTTTTCGTCGCCTACTTTCTCCTCCCGTTCATGAGCCACGAAGATAACAGACTTGCCCATGAGTGTGACTTGATTAACGAAGTTGATGAACATGTTCTTACGTACTCCATAACCCTGCAGGGAAAGGGTACCATCCGCTTTCTTCATCTTCGGATTCGCTGCCATAATCGCCTTATCCATAAAAGAAAGCATCTTTCCGGCAGTATCAATCACAATAGTGGAAAACTCCTTGATTTCTTCGGACGAAAGTACCTGGTTCGTCTCGTCCCAGCTTGTAATCTGGACGGTCGGTACACGATGGGCGGCATTGACACGGTGAATACCGCCGTCATAATCGAACAATACCGGATTGGGAGCCGATAATGCAAGAGTTGTTTTTCCCATGCCAGGTTGGCCGTAAATCAGTGCTGACAAGGTAGTCTTAACGGTCAGCTCGTTAGGTCTTTTGATAAGTCCCATAATAGAAAATATTAAAGTGGTTAATAAAAAAATAGCCAAAGGAAAGCCCCGAAGCGTATTCTCCGGGGCGCAAACGACAAATACTCCTAATCCTATCCGATTTCGCATTACCTTTCAGATAGAGTCAACGGCTAACCGATGCTGCGCGGATGATTCCCTGCGCTATCTTCGCCCTACTCTCGGACTAAAAGCGGATTTTCTCTCATAAAGGCTTGTAGAAACGGATGGATTCGAACCACCGACCGCCGCTTGTGGTGCTCTCCCATTAAGCTAAGAATCTACTTGAGAGAATCGAACTCTCAACCTTCCACCACACACGGTGCTCTATCCACTGAGCTACGTTCCCAGAATAGGTGAACTATTTTCACAAACCGTTCACCTTGAAACACAAACAAAAAATAAAACACGACAAAACTACTAAATAACCCTCTCTTGGATTGTGGACGTTGACGGACTCGAACCGCCAATCTCCTCAAATGAGTTGTGTTAGCCATTACACCGAACGCCCATATTTGCCTACCATATCTTCACAGACTGGGCAGGCAGGTCAATAAAGTTGCTCCCGGATAGGCGGTCAAGCCACACCGGGATAGTCACTTAAAACAAAAGCAAAATAAAAACTTAAATGAGGACTCTCACCTCACGTTGTCCTTTACAACGGAATTATAGATTAAACAATAAAAAGCTTGTGGACAATGCGGGATTTGAACGCCGCGACCTGTACATGAAACCTTTAAACAATACCATGACAAATTACCAATACTAACTACATGTACCGCTCTACCAAGCTGAGCTAATTGCCCGTGTCTGTCCCTGCTCTCACGAGTAGAGACAACTCCCATGTCTAATTCTAAATCAATCTAATTATGTGTGAAACACTTCCTCCGCTGAGGTCTATATCTTGAACACCTTTTTCAGGACATTGTGATAAAACCAATACGAATACACTAGGCCAAAAAGGTTTATACCATAATTCCAGTCTCCCGTTACCGAGTCTACATCATTAAACATCAATAAACATGGTAGTGCCAATACGTTAAGCAGTAGCACGTTTATAATGATTCTTCTTTTCATTGTTCTTTCCCTTTCTTACTTTTGCAAAGCTCAACACATCCGAAGCATTGTAATAGCTTCTCCCATTAGATTTATACTCAACTCTCACTCTTTGAGTATTTACCAACACTCTTAACCTGCCCGGACCTCCTACTATTTTTTCAGATTCTCTCTTTGGAAAAGTGCGAGAATCCATAATAGTGAGGATGTCTGCTAATCTCGCCTCCGCTGTCCCGTCAATCAACATGGAACTGCGTAAATCACCATTCACTTCGTATATCATACCGTTAAAAAATAAAGTCGTTATTATTCTTTCGGCCAGTCCTTATATATCGCATAGCTGTCCGTACCCGTGATGGTATTCTCATTCTCCGTAAATCAATATCATTGCAAGTGACCTGCATCAATAAGAATAGAATGGAGAATAGGAATTCAAGCCCGTGCCTGCGCAATTCCTTCAAGTCAAAATCACGCTTAAGCCTATCGCAAATCATATACAGAAGCAGTTCCGTATCTTTGGAAATACCCAACTTCCGGTATATCGTTCTTTTCTGGGTCTTGACAGTCCAAACCGATTTATTCAGATTGCCCGCCACCTCCTTGTCGGCAAGCCCCTTGCAGTACTCATTCGCGACAAGCAGTTCCGTAGGAGAAAGGGAAATCATCATGCGACCCTTTCCACATCAAAAATACCTTTCCTCTTGTCAACCTCCCCTACTTTCCAGTCAGCATCCTCAACGCAGAACTCCAATCTCAATCGGGGGATAATTGTCCCCTTTATGGAATTATACGCCTTAACCGGAAAAGTTAGAACTTCCCCTACCTCCATATCTCTCAAAGCCGGAGTGTAGTTTTCTGTGATTATTCGCTTTTTCATCGCTATAAAATTTTAATGATTAGTATTTGAGCTCTCCCGAGCCAATCCGATTGGCGGCATCACGCTTTATTCGGGAGATTTACTTAACTTTGCATTGCCACATTTAAAATTAAGTAAGCATGAGTAGTGAAAGAAATCTAATCAGACTCTACATGCGTTCTCTGGATGAACGAACAGAATGGGTATTCAAAATACAAACAACACTTTTAATGGTAGCTTCAACCACCTTTGCAGTAATCATTTCTTTAAGCAGTCCTTCAGAGGACAGTCTTTGCAACAAGCTTCTCCTTGTGACTGCAATATGCGTAAATGCACTCTGTATCCTTTTCTCTGGAATATCTTTATACGAGAATAGAGTGTTGAGCAATCAAGCTGTGCGCACCTATCGGGAATACCTAAGAAAATATCATAACGGGGAATTACCGCACGGTCAAGCTTACGTATATGAAAGCATACCAAAAAGAAAAATCTTCGTATTCTGTGAAGGATGTTCGTATGTTTCATTCCTGCTGTTTATCATCGTATTGGTTACATATACTATTGTAAGGAGTTTCTGTTAATTATTTCATGTTACGAAGTATCTTTTTAAAAACCCTCCAACAAAAGTATAGCACAAAGGGGAACAGTACCATTTGAACAATAGTCTGTATCACATAATTTACAGACAAGGCATCAATCGCATACTCGATTGGTGAATCCTTAATGTAATCTATTATTTCATTCATATTCTCTCTATTTTCGATTAATATTCGTGCCCCGATAAGCTCTCTCTGCTCTTCCCACCGGAGTTATCAGCTACTGTACTTCACTGCATGACCGTTCGGGGCATGTCGGCTTCCTATTTCGCACCGTTGCAAATCTTTCGCTCGTTCTGAACTTCCATTCAGACATCATCGCAAATTCTTGCTACTCCGGGTATCTCTCGCGTCCTCTATGCTGGGATTGAGGGTAAGCGCCAGTATCGCTTTCTGGAACGGATTGCTTAGGGCAATCACTCCATCTCGTTCTCCGTCTCCCATCAAAGGGTAGGCTCAATGACCGGACGGAGAATCTTTCAATTCGCCCATGCAAGGCTTTGCACGCCACTTGCGCAAGTATTCATGTTAAGCGTACAGCTGTTCTGCATGGTATATGTAGCTGCCTTTTCTGCGAATAATTATCTTAATCGCCTACGTAACGGGAACCGAAGGCCCCTTTGCTGTTCTGATTGTAGTAAGCTGAAGCTGGAGCGTTGCAGTAATCATAAGAACTTCTTCTTTCCGGTCGTACCAAAGCTGCTTTCATTACTTCTTTCTCAGCCTTTCTCGCTTCTTCATCAGCAACACGTTTCTTTTCGTCAGCCCAAGCGAGTTTCAAGCAATCACCGAAGGTCTGTACACCGTGAGTAAGCTGGTATAGCTTGAAATACTTTCTGTATATCTCGTGAGCCGCTTTCATAATCTTGTGTAAATCGTACTTTTTCATTGTCTTACTCCTTTTTAGGTATTACTTTAATTTTGCCAACTCAACTATTTTTCATTATTTTGTAGTCGTTGTTGACGTTGACGTTGCAAAGATAGAAATAATTTCTAATACAAACACCAATAAATAGAAATAATTTCTATTTTAATAATTATTAATATGAGTGTGAGGGATAGACTTCAAGAGTTTATAAGCTACAAAAATCTTACAAACAAAGGATTTGAGTCGCTATGCGGGCTTGGGAATGGATTTGTTTCCAAGGTGGGAGATAGTATTAGAAAAGAGAAATTAGAATTAATTTCTAACACATTTCCTGAATTGAACATAGATTGGATTATTAACGAAAAAGGGAATATGCTGAAACCAGTGCAATGCGTTGGGGATATATCTAATAGTAATGTTTCAGGGGTAAATGTAAATGGTAGAGAAATACATATCAACCCTAATGCGTATAACACTTTGCTCAAGATAGTAGAAAATAATCAGAAAACTACAGAGAAGTTCCAAGAACAAATTGATAGGCTTATATCCATTATTGAAAACAAACTATGAAACAAAAATCAGGCAATATATCCAACAGCAATGTTTCAGGAGTGAATATTAACGGGAATGAAAATTCTATTTCTAATAATATTAATACAAGCCATAGTAAATGGTCTACCTTGTTGTCCACAATATCCATCGTTTCATCAATAGGCGTTTGGGTTTCATTGTATTTTACTATTCAACACGGAACTGCTATAACAAATGATTCGTTTATAGGAGCTATAGGAGGTCTAATGGGTATATGTGCAACTATAATTGTAGGATTCCAAATCTATAATTTTATAGATATAAGTAAAAAGATACAAGATTCTAATAATCAGTATAATAATCACATTATCCAAATATCATCTAAACAACAAGAATTAGAAGTCCTAATATCGCAAACAAAAAACGAATTAAAAAAATCACGGTCAGACAACAATCTTCAATTTAATTTTTTGCAGAGCTATATTAATATAGTTCAGGCTATGGTAATTTCAAAAAAACAACCATTTTCAGCTTTTTTATCTTGGTATTGTGCCATGAAATATGCTGCCACAGCTAATGACCATAAATTAATCACTTTAATAATGTATAATTTAGAAAACCTATACAGAGATATTAAGAGTTTTGACGATAATGAAATATCCGAGTATATAAAAAATGATGATAATGAAAATATAAGAAAGGCTCAAAGTGTGAGGACTGAAAATATAAAAATTACCGATGCATATCAGGAGGCTCAAGACAGGTTTGAAGAAATTGCATCAGATATAAAGGAAATAATTTTCAAAAATCAAACAAAATAGGATAAACTTATATTAGCTCTAAGTATGAAAATACATCATTATACTTCTATTGAAGCATTAGAAATGATTCTCAAGAACAAAAGTATAAAATTTAATCGTTTAGATCAAGTGGATGATAAAGCCGAATATAAATATGACTCAACAGTTTATGATACGAATATTAAATTAGGCAAATATACTTTTGTAAGTTGTTGGACTAAGCTGAAAGTGGAAAATATTGATTTATGGAATCGATACGGAAAGGGAAATAAAGGTGTAAGGATAAGTTTGGATGAGGATATGTTTGAAACTTACGATGTGGGAACTGTTAATAGGTCATTTTATAATAATAGGGAATATTATTTTGAAAATTTTGTAGTCAGTTCTTATATTAATAAAGTTAATCTTGTTGAGGTGAAATATGAACAAAATATTGAGCCATATTATAAAGAAGCTATCAAATGCTTTGATCAAGGATTTGCGTTTAAATATGACAATATTGGTATTTACAAGAAAAGAGAATGGGCATTACAGAACGAAAGCCGTTTCATTATTCACGCACAACCGTTTGAACCAGCCTTAATGAGCAGTCACCCTTTGAGTTTTCCGTTGGCTCTTGGCGCTGCCTATAAAAATGGAATGGAGTTGAGCGAAAAAGCTCTTTATATTCCATTAAAACAAGAAGCCTTAGAAGATTTAGAAATAATGATGGGACCTAAAACCACTGATGAAGATCTGAAAAAGGTTGAAAAGATACTGAGAGATTGTTATATGATAGCAGAAATCAAAGATAGTGCATTAAAGGGAGATTTGTGATATGACTATTATAGAGAATATTAGATTATGTTTGGCTAAGTATAGTAGTTCAATCCATTGCCAACTTTCGTAGTAAACGCCATCCATCATAAACCTAAAAGGGAACAATTTAAATAAAGACCAATATATCATTGAAGGTATAGCTGTAAAATTAGACAAATGAAAACCATAATATCTCAATGTGCGTCCACTTGTGAAGGAACAGACTATTGCCAACTCACCCCTACCTGCAAAGGCTGGGGGTGTCGGTTTCTTACCACTCCCATAGATAAGTTGCCGACCACCGACAAGGAGAAAGCAAAACTGTTCTCCAAGGTGTACCGGGAAGCGAAAGAAAAGGGGGTACTGGAATGTCCGCACTATCGTTCGCTTTTCATCGACGAGGTTCTAGAGAACATTGAGAAAAGTAACGTTATACAACAAAACATGAGCTGA